ATGCTGTAAGGCAGCGCCATGATGTCGTCAGGGTTATTGATGCGCTTCAGATTGCGCTTGCTATACATAGCGATGCGCTGCACCTGCGCGGAAGGTTCGACGCCAAATTCCGGGGCCATTTCACAGGCCAGATTATAGCGAAACGCGCGAAGATAACCGGGCGGGAAAGTCAATGCCGTGGCAAGACCCGCAGGCTGCGTCAGCTTTTCAACGGAAATAAAATGCCATTCCAAGAGCCGTAAAGGCACTGGATAGATGACCATTTCAATGTCCGGGTAAGTCATGTTAGTAAACATGACCTGCGGATAGGTTGAGGTAACGGTCTTGACGGCAATACCGTCGTATTGTTGTTGATTGATAAATTTTATGCCGTAAGACACATTGGTCTGCGGATCACGAAAGTAAGTTGCGTCGTCTAACAGGACAGGGCGTTCGCCTACAAAATCACCAGTCGGGCCAAGTGTGCGGCTACGTTCGCCGGCGGGCCAGAGAAACGTCTGATCCTGTGTTGAAAAGACCGACAGGCGTTCCGTGTTCCACGAGTCTATCATCTGATTCAACGCCGTCAGCGCGTCCTGCGCTGTCTCCGACGAGGGCGTTTCGCCTTCTGCGAGGACGCCCAGTAGTCTCAGGGCTCCGCAGATCTGATCGTACGCTGTCGTCGTCATTCGGGTCGAACCTTTCCCAGCCGTTTTCTTCGTCGGCTTCCGCTTCCATTTCCAGCGTAGCGATCTTAACGCCATGACGCTCATGGCGCAAATAAATCATAGCCATTTTACACCTATGGAAAGGGCCAGGCGGGCCGTAGCCCGCCCGTAGGATTAAATTAGGTCGGAGCCTGCCACTTGGAGCCGTCCGAAATAAAGATCTTACCCGTACCAGTCGCATTGGTGGTCGTGGCGATAGATCCTTTCGGCGCGCTCGTCGTCGTGGAGTTGGCGGTGATCGCGCCCGTCAGGAAATACAGACCAGCCGTCGCGTTAGCGATAACTGCGTCCGTAGTAGCCGTGGACGTGAACGTGCCAGAGACAGTCGCCGTCGTCAGGGCCGCGCCAGAAATGGTGCCGCCGCTGATGGCCGCGCCCGTAATGGTCGTGCCAGAGACGAGTTCCGGGTCAGAGAAGGCAACGCCAACCGATTTGCTATTAGCCATCGTTGTCGCTCCTATTAGCTAACCGCAGCGTACTGCCACTTGGTGCCGTCCGAGTAGAAGATCTTGCCGACGCCCGTAGCGTTCGTCGTCAGACCAATCGAACCTTTGACCGCAGCGGTCGTGGTCGAGTTGGCCGTGATCGCCGTATCGACGAAGTAAATACCAGCGTTGTTCGGGAACAGGATGGTCGTGCCGCCGACGAGTTTGGCGGCAGCCGTGTTACCGTCCGTAAACAAATAGTTGGCCGAACCGTTCGGAATCGCGCCGGTCGGGCCGTACGAGTCGAGCGGGTAAGAGGCATTCGAGGTAGAAGTCGTCATAAGAATCTCTCCTTAGTTGAAGAAGATGGGGCCGAAGCCCCATCCAATTAACCCCACAGACGGACAGCCATCTGCGGACGGATGACCGAGTAGCCATACAGCACGTCAATACGGCAGGGCAGACGGTCGTTGTTGATGTCGTACTGGCGCACGACGCGCAGGCTGATACCATTGTGAACCTGACGCGAAGCCATGTCGACGCCCTGCGGCATAAGCAGGTCGGCGGTGGCGAACGTGATGGCGTCACGATGGTAGATCAGGTTCTGCGGATACTGCGTCGAAGCAGAGCCGAAGAAGGTGACGGCCTTACCGGAAACCGGCAGAGCGTCGACCGTGGCGAGAGCCTGCGAAGCCGAATACATCGCCGGGACAGTGACCGAAGCGGTGGTCGACGCGGTAACGTCAGCCAGAGCAACGAACTGATACAGCGAGCCAGTCGACTCACGGGTCTGCGGGTTGACGGCATAACAGTCGGCAATCGTAAACACGTCGCCAGCCTTGATGACCGTCGAGCCGAGGCCCGTCAGAACAACCGTGGTAGAACCTTCGGTCGTGACCGAGGCGCTGACCGTCACGGTGCCCGCGCGCGAGCCGGTCGTGAACTGCTTGATCGACTGCGACATATTCAGCTCTTCATAGCCGAGAATGCCTTCGCCAAACATGCCGTTCTTGAACTGCTTGCTGATGGCCGAAACCGGGTTGAACAGGCCCTTCATGCCTTCGATCAGCGCGGCGTTAGCAGCCGGGTTGACCGTCGCATAACGCGGCTGCATGACAGCGGCGTTCTCGTTTAGCTTCTGCTGCGCCTGCAACAGAACCAGCGAAGAAGCCGGAGTCGTGCCGGGCGTGCCGACCGAGTTGCCGATGTACTTGAACGAGTTCGCAACGTCAGCGTCGATGCTGGAAGCGAGCTGCGAAATACGCGGCTTCAGCACGCGTTCCGCGAAGTCGTCCAACTGCATCGTCAGTTCGGCGGTCGTGAAGTTCACGCCGATGTGCTTCTGCGACGAAACGGTCAGGGTCGTGTACTGCTCGTTGTCGTCCTGAACCTGAAGCGCAGCACCGTCCGTGACCAGAGCGCGGTCAGGCAGGCGGATACGCAGGGTCGAGCCGATCTTAGCGCCTTCAACGGCGAAAGAGTCGTCATACTGGCGGTTAACGGTGCGCGTCAGGACAAGGTTGTTTTCCAGAATCTCCAACGCCTTGCGGGTAATCATGTCGATCGTAAGAATCGAGTTACTCATCTCGTAGTCCTTTCAAGAAGCTAAAAAGATTTAGCGTCTGTTCTGCGCTTCCCACTTCTTGATCTGACGCTGACGTTCCGCTTCAATCCATTCCGAAGTTGACATTGACTTAGTGGCCCGAGGGTCAGTCGTGTCGTATCGGGGTCCAGAATTTGACCGGGTAGCCGTGACAGGAGCAAGAGGTGCGGGCGCGGTTGAGGTTTTCTTAACCGGCGGATTCGAAGTCAGATTGACCTCGATTTTTCCGATCTCTTTTGCCTGCAAGACTGGCGACAGACGGGAGATCCGGCTGGCTTCTTTTGGGTTGGAACCGAGGTAATAGATTACTTCGGGGCCAATATCAGAAGCCTGAATAGCCTGGGCCATAACGTCCGTGACTGGGAGATTCGGGTTATACGCGACTTGTTCAAAGTCCTCGTATCGGTCCCTAGCCTCTTCTTCACGGTCCTTATAGGACTCCAAAAGAGCCGCTTGTTGCTGTGCGGCCTCGCGCTGGGCTAGAAGCTCCCGAGCTTTCTGCTCTGCTAACGCTTCCGCGTATTGCTGGGCAGACTCGAAATCATCCGGCGCAGGTGGAGGTGCCGCAGGCTGTCTAGCCTGTTGCTCCGCAAGCCGTTGGGCCTGCTCTCTTTCCCATTTGCGCTGTTCTCTTGCAAGGCGCTTGCTTACAATCGCGTCCAGCTCTTCTTGAGAGAACGATTTTGTAGGCTGCTGTTCCTCCGGCGTCGTATCAACAGATTCCGGTGCTGCCGTGGCTTCCGGTTCCGGCGCGGGGCTGATTTCCGCTACAGCCTGTTCTTCGTCGCTCACGCGGCTCTCCTTAACCTAGCTATCCGGCTAGTCGGTAAGTCTACATTAGACGCTCAAATTATTGGCGTCAATGAACATTTGATCTACTTGCGCGTCCGTCAAGCCAAGCTCTATGGCGAGGACATTAATCGCTCGCGAGTTCCGGTCGGCGAAGTTGCCGTATTCCCAGACGTTCTTAAGCGCAACATCGCTCGTCTCATTGATAAGCGCTTGCGCCTGATCAAACAGGCCGTCGTTCTGCAACACGGTGCGAACGGCCCACATGGGAACTTGAAACGGGACGGGCGGCGGCGGTGGTGCTGGCGGAGCATGAAATGTCCCGTCGTAAGTCCAGCCAGGCGTTACGTTCAGATCGCTAGGAATTTCTATCCATTGCAACGCAGGCGCTACAGGAAAAGTAGTATCTTCGACCTGTATGACTTGTTCGTTAAAGACAAGAGCAAACATTAATAATACTCCCAAACAATGACTATGCCTTGAGAGCCATTGCCGCCCGCTGCGTCATCAGTCGAAGTTTTAGAGCACGCGCCGCTTCCACCAGCGCCATATCCTGTAGCATTTGCGCCAGCCGTCGTCGTATTGCTGGACGGGTTAACGCCGCGTGCGCCAGACCCATAAGGACTAAGCGATCCGCCATTTCCTGATACTGGATCGGTTGCCCAATTACCTATAAAACCTGAGCTTCCGCCACCGTTAATATCGCCGTCTGCGCCTGCTCCTGCGGTACCGCCAGAAGCGATAACGATAGCTGTCGATGCTTGCCGGCCTTGTCCGCCGCCGCCGCCGGTCGCCGACGCATAAGCGCCGAAAGATGATGTTCCGCCCGTGCTTCCGTTATTAGCGCCTGCTGTGCCGCCAGCGCCGCCCGTACCAACAGTAACCGTAACAGTAGAAACAGCCGTTACATCGACGCGCTTGCGTGAATACCCGCCACCTCCACCACCACCGGCGGCTGCGTAATTACTCGCGCCTTGGCCATCGACCCCTCCGCCGCCGCCGCCGCCGGCAATAACTTCGACAATAACTGTGCGACAACCAGATGGTTTAGTCCAAGTTGAAGATCCGGTAGTGGTGAAAATCTGCGTTGTAGGTGTTTTATTTCCGTTGAACGTAGTGTCGGAAATTTCGACGCCGGCGGCTGGCGTAAGCCACGCCACGGCATTCGCGCTATCATCCCAGAACATGAGACGATCAGCGTTTGGATCGGTAAGATTTGAGCCTGTGCCGCCATTAGCGATAGGCAGAACACCCGTAACGCCGGTAGTTAACGGAAGACCAGTCGCGTTCGTCAAAGTAGCCGCAGACGGAGTGCCGAGGTTAGGCGTCGTGAGCGTCGGGCTAGTAGCCAGAACAACATCGCCGGTGCCTGTAACCGTCTTCTCACCGAGCGTGCCGGCGTTATCGTAAAGAATACGGCCTGATGTGCCGCCTGTAATGGATGTAGTGCCGACCGTAAGGCCAGTAGCCGGCGGCGTAACCC